TCGACCACTGGACTAGACAGCACCTACCAGCTAACTGGCGTAGGTATGGCAAACGACACCCAGATACAGACAGTTGACTCAGGCACAGCAATAACTGCCACACAACAATTCACAGACTCAGGCACAAACGCTACTGTTACCTTTATGAAGGTAAAGTACGCGCTGCCAGCAGATTACGACTCTACAGTACCTAGAACTCATTGGGATAAGGACAAACATTGGGAGATGCTTGGCCCAATTGACGCTCAACAATGGGAATGGCTGCTATCAGGCTACATCTCTACTGGCCCACGCATACGTTGGCGCTTGCTAGGTGCATACTTCCAGATCTGGCCCGGCGTTTCAGACAATGAGTTCTTAGGCTATGAGTATAGAAGCAATGGATGGGCCGAAAGCTCACTAGGAGTGGCTAAGACGAGCTTTACTGTAGACTCCGATACCTGCATATACCCAGACCGTTTAGTCGTTCTAATGACGAAACTGAAGTATTTTGAGGCTAAGGGCTTCGATACTACGGCTATGTATAGAAACTTCCTGACAGAGCTTGAAGTGGTTATGGCTCAAGATCAGAGTTCAGCTAATCTATCGTTTGCTCCAAGACCGGGTACAGTCCTCATAGGCTATGATAATCTGCCTGACACCGGCTACGGAACGCAGAACTAATGTTTCCAGCACAAAAGACCGCTGCACAAGTAGCTTCTGTACCTGCTCCAGTAGGTGGCTGGAATGCTCGTGATTCTATTGCGAACATGGAACCTACCGATGCTGTCGAGTTAATCAACTTCTTTCCATCCTATTCAAACGTAGTTCTACGCGGCGGGTACTCTAACCACGCCACAGGCATAACTGGTCAGGTTGAGACTTTGATGAACTACTCGACTGGTACTGGTGAGGAGCTGTACGCAATTGCTGGAACACAGATATATGACGTTACTTCTGCTGGTGCAGTAGGTGCGCCTGTAAAGGTAGGCTTAACAAACGCTCGATGGGAATTCATCAATGTTACGACTGGCGGCGGTAGCTATCTATACCTAGTCAATGGTGTAGACGCTCCATTGCTATTTGATGGCACTACATGGGCCTCTATTACTGCTGTATCGCCTATCGCTATAACAGGCGTTACAAGTACAACACTAGATAATATTACTCTGTTCAAGAACAGGGTATGGTTTACGCAAAAAGAATCATTAAAGGCTTGGTACTTGCCAACTAATGCAGTCGGTGGAGCAGCACAAACTCTCGATCTAAGCTCTATTGCTAAGTTTGGCGGTCACATAACAGACGTAGCTACTTGGACGATTGACGCTGGCTACGGGGTTGATGACAACCTAGTATTTATAACCAGCAATGGCGAGGTCATCGTGTACTCAGGCACAGACCCAGCTAGTTCTGCTACTTGGGCATTGATTGGCGTATGGAAGCTAGGCGCACCAATTGGTGATCGCTGCTTCATGAAGTACGGCGGTGACATTCTAATCCTTACATACGATGGATTAATACCACTCGCAGCATCACTACAAAGCTCTAGGCTCGATCCGCGTGTCGCTTTGAGTAACAAGATACAGGGAGCGATTACAACCGCCACAACGCTCTATGCAGACCACTTTGGCTGGCAGATACATTACTCAGCTAAGAATAACGCTGTATGGGTCAACGTGCCTGTAGATGAGGGCAACAATCAAGAGCAGTATGTGATGAACACGATTACAAAGTCTTGGTGCAAGTTTCAAGGCTGGGAAGCCAACTGCTGGGAATCGTTCGGAGATAATCCATACTTCGGCGGCAATGGCGTTGTCGGAAGGGCTTGGGACACAACCTATGCAGACAATGCAACAAACATTAATACTAACGTGCTGCAAGCGTTTAACTACTTTGAGCAACGTGGCGTAAAGAAATACTTTACTAGAGCTAGACCTTCTATATTTACGGACGGACTTCCTTCTATCCTAGTCTCATTGAACATTGACTACGATATATCTGATCCTACATCGGCGCTGTCTTACTCTCCTAGCTCGTATGGGTTGTGGGACATAGGCACATGGGATGCGTCAGCATGGGGACAAGGACTAATGATTACTAATAACTTTCAAGGGATTACGGGCATTGGGTATTGCGGCGGTATACACCTTAAAAGCGCATCTCAGACCCTGCAACTTGAATGGGCGGCAACTGACGTAGTGTATCAAACTGGATGGGCTGGCATATAGTACAAGGCGATTCTGTTGGTGTATGGGTAGCAGAACAGACCACAGGATCGTACCATTGCAATTCATCAGCCATAGGGCTGGAACGAGAAGGACAGATAGTTGCAGGGGTGATCTACGAGAACTTTATGGACACCACCATTACCTGTCATATTGCAGTAGCAGGGCGAATGAATAAGACATTCATAGCTGCGATATTTAACTATCCGTTTATAGTATGTAACGTAGAGAAAATAGTAGTACCGATCACTGAAGAGAACGATAAAAGCATTAAGCTAGTAAAGAATATGGGCTTCACTGAAGAGGCTAGAATTACGAGAAGTAACGGTGATATGATATTTTTTACGCTGTTGAAAGATAAATGTAAATTTTTAGGAGGCAAGTATGGGTAAGAAATCACCAGCACCACCACCAGTACCAGACTACCAATCCGCTGCCGCAGCACAGGCAATAGCCAACTCGGATGCGGCGAGAGCTACTGCAAAGTTAGGCAATCCTAACATCTACGGGCCTCTAGGTACTCAGACTGTTAGCTACGAGGGTGATATACCTACTATTCGTCAGAGTCTAACACCAGATGCTCAGGCAACCTTAAACGCACAACAAGGTGTAGAAAGATCACTTGCAGAATTAGGTCAGCAAGGTGTTGCACAAGCTAAAACCATACTAGGTACGCCGTTTAACCCTAACCTGCCGGGCATTGATACAAGCATAGCAGAGTCAGTTTCACCAGTTAACCAAGCTACATACAATGCTGGAAGCGCACAAAGGTCTGTTACTGGCCCTAATCTACAGCAAGGTATAGATACGTCAGGAATAGCCGCAATGCCTGTTAACGCAGGGATGACTGGTCAGCAAGCTATTATGTCTAGGTTACAGCCCCAGTTAACACAGAATGAGAATGCAACAAGGCAGCGTCTTGCTAATCAAGGTCTAGTCACTGGTGGCGAGGCTTATGAGAATGAAATGCGTACTATGGGCCAGAACAGGAATGACTTAGAGCTACAAGCTGCTGCACAAGGTATCAATCTTGATGCGATGATGAATCAGCAAGGATTTGGACAGGCTCAGGCTCAAGGTCAGTTTGGCAATGAAGCGCAACTAAATCAGTTTCAATCTGCCTTACAGAACGCTGGCATGGGCAATACGGCACTCCAGCAAGACTACCAAAACCAACTGGCAGGCCAAACTGCACAAAATGCAGCTGCTGCACAAAACTACAATCAGCAACTAGGTATGGCTCAGTTTGGCAATACAGCGCAGCAACAGAGTTTAGATCAGCAACTTGCACTGCGTAACCAGCCACTGAATCAGATCACGGGCTTAATGAGTGGGTCGCAGATACAGATGCCACAGTTTCAAGGCTATCAAGGCGCTAATATTGCCGCCGCTCCGATCTATCAAGGCGTACAAGATACGTTTCAAGGTCAGATGGATCAGTACGGTATTAGACAAGGAGCAAAAAATAATATGATGAGCGGATTAATGGGTCTTGGTGGCTCTGCTATGGGCGCTGCTGCTATGTTTGCATAATGTTAGGACTAGCTTTCTCAGGCGGCAAAGATTCTCTGGCTTGTTGGTATTTATATAAAGCTAAGAATCCTATCGTGTTATGGGTAAACACTGGCAAGGCTTATCCTGAGACTTTAGCAATTGTTGATGAGATTAGAGCAGAAGCAGTCGAATTCATTGAGATTAATGTAGATCAGCAGGCTCAGATTGAAGCTAATGGCATACCTAGTGACATAGTTCCAATTGCCAATACTGTACATGGAATGATTGTATCGGGTAAGAAGGATGTTCTGATACAGAGTTATTTGAATTGCTGCATGGAGAATATTACTCTACCGCTGCTTGAAGCAATGAAAAAGAGGGGTATTACCCAGATCATTAAGGGTCAGCGTAATGACGAATCATTCAAGGGTGAGTCTAGGCATGGCGCGGTTATGGACGGTATAGAGTATATACAACCTATAGAGAAGTGGACTAGCAAACAGGTATTAGACTTTGTGGCAACGCAACGCGGTCAACTGCCGGAACACTTTAGCTTAAACCATACAAGCCTCGACTGCTATGACTGCACAGGCTTTATGAAGGACTCAGCAGATAGGGTTGAATGGACTAAAGTAAACCATCCAGAACTATATGATAAGTATGCGTTAAACATGAGCAAATTAAAGGGTACAATCATTCCAATCGTTGAGCTAATGAGGTAGTTATGGCAAACAGAATCGTAAATTTCCAGATGCAACAACCGGGTGAGATGGCTAATCCACAGGCAGTAGGAGTGCAACAGCAAAACCGTTTGTCACTAGCTGAGAGGCTTAGGAAGTATGGTCTAGGTCAAGATGAGAGTGGAGCGCAGTCTTTTTCTGATTCATTTAATCAGCAAATGCGGAATCAAATGAGGCAGCCACAGGATGCGCCACAGACACCACAGCAGCAACAAGCTGGTCAAATTATGAAGAGCTACAACGCTAGTGGTGGTGGCTCTGAGATGGGATGGAAGCCAAGCGCGCCTATGTCAGCGCAGCGTGGAATGATGGGTTCTGCGGCAAGAACTGGTGGTGCAATTAGCAGAGGAGCAAGCAATGCTGGTGGCGCTCTCAAGTCGGCTGCCGCTGGCTTTGGCAAACTTTTCGCATAAGGGAGATAGTCATGGCAGATAACCAATTCATTAACTTCAATTCACAAGATGTTGCTGATATGTATCGGAGGAATCAGTACGCCAGAATGCTACAGGATCAGGCTAACGCACCCATTGAACGTGCTAGTTACAAGGGCATAGAAGCTCCTCTTCATCCAGTACAGGGCGTTGCTAAGATGGCTGCTGCTCTTCTTGCTGGCTACCAGCAGAATCAGATGGACAAGTCGTATGCTAGTGAGAAGGCTGCTGCTGAACAGAAGCTAGTTGCTGAACAAGAACGGCGCAAGGCAGAGGTTGCTGACTACCAGAAAGGATTTGATCCTACACTTAGTGCTGGGCCTTCTGGTGGCCCGGGAGATTACGGTACACCAGCAACCATCTCTACCCCAAAATCACGCGGAGAGATACTTGCTCAGGCATTGCGTGGAGCAGGAAGCGACAATCCACAGATAGCTAACATTGGTCGTATGCAGTACGAGCAGCAAAATGCTATGGCGCAGGATGAGAATAGGGCTGC